GGAATACGGATCGCAAGGCGGTTCACACTCCAGGTTCCAGCTCTCCACATTAAAAAATACCCTGCTTAGCACCGCATCTTAGAACAGAAATTGAAAATTGTCGGATCAGTAACTTCAATTGGCAACTTTTCCGCAATCTGCCGATAAGATAGTCCCTCGCTTCGCATCTGCTTAATATCCTCTAGAAACTCAAAAAGCTTTGACTTTTGCAAAGGATTCTCAGGGGTTCCGCCGCCATATAGTACATAGTCGCATAAATGATCTTTATCTACTTTACTGATCACTGCGAAGAAGAACTCATACTCACCCCACTCCGCCTGTAGCTCTGTATTACAATGTGTTCCTTTGTCTAATTGCAATATGTGCTCTTGTATACTTGCCCCTATATCAGATGATGATCCTATTAATGCTTTCTGATAATCTAATCTGACAATGGCATAGGAGCCGCCCTTATTAAATAGTGCCTCTAGATTTCGCCTGTCTCCAACCATGGTTATTAGAGATTTACTTTTTAAGCTGTAATCTTTAACTATGGTTCTCAGTTGGGACAAAGATATTCTGTATTTGGCACATAGCTGTTGGTTATTCATCTTGGAATAATCAGGTATGAACGACTTGCGGATTTGCAGAGCGGTTAATTTATTTCTGGGTGCGTAAGTACTTCGGGAGCCTTTAGGTCTTCCTCTTTGCTTCTTCATCAACTCACGTATCTTACGAATAGAGGTAGGCACGTAGAGACCCTCCATACCCTGGCGATGAGCGACCCTCAGCCCTCGCTGTAGTTTACGAATGCACAAGCTGATCCACTGGGTATGTTGTCGTTGGAACGGGGTCATTGACAGGTTCACCTCCTTGGTTAACTACACCACATCTCCCGCGACCAGATAGCTTTTTAATTCCTAATTTTTGCCGCATTTTCCTAACACTATGTAAGGTGATTTGTCGTCCGCTCCTGGCTGTAAGCTCTTTAGCTATCTCAATATCCTTCAACCGGCAAGCGTTATCTCTAACAAATCCTTTCTCGGCATCGGACCATTTAATGTTCATTTTCCCACCATCCCCCTAGAAAAAGTTGCTGGACTTGATATATACTATTATAGATGAGAAGACAACTTTTCGCATACACTCGAAGGAGTTTTTGTAATGGCCATTTTTAACCTTAAAGAGTCTCAACTACACGCGAGAGAATCAGACGAACTGCAGGTTGCCATGCAACAAGAGATCGCCATGTCGCGTAATACACTTAATGCACAGAACGAAGACATCACACGCTTGATCAGCGAAAAAACTCAGCTTCAAGAGCAAGTAACTATGGCAACAGATGAACGGGCAGTTGCCCAGACTGAACTGCTTGCGGCACAGGAGAAGGTTGCTTCGCTACTTAAGAAGCTGGCGAAGAAGGGGGGATCGCACGGTGAAACTAAAAATCCTGCATGATGGTGACCCCAGCAGTACTAAGGTTGTAGATGCCAAGACCGGTGAAATAATAGAAGGTATTATCTCAATCAGCATTATCATGGAGTCCTTTCAATCTTTAGCTACTATCACCTTTGCATCTAATATAGAGTATGACATAGATAACTTAGAAAGCGTATCAGAACATGAAGATACCAAAGGGTTACACGGAGAAGCAAGTTCTCCAGATAATCGAGAGGATATCGAACAAGCTAGCTAGTACCTTTAAGTTCGGCTATCACGAGATAGAAGACATGAAGCAAGAAGCTTTTGTCTTTGCTTTAAAGGGTATGGAGAAGTTTGACGGTAAAAGGCCCCTGGAAAATTTCCTGTGGGTTCATGTTCGGAACCGCCTGTATAACTTCAAGCGGAATAACTACGCACGTCCCGATAAACCCTGCGACAATTGCCCCTTTGATGCTTATGTAAATTACGAATGTACTAAATTTGACAATATGATGGAATGTGAACTCTTCGCGAAATGGGAAAAACGCAATCAGACGAAGAAAAACCTAATGTCAACTAAAATGCAAGACGACCCAGCAGAGCAGGAACTATCCTTGGAAGATGACATACTTTCCCGCGAATTATATCAACTTATTGATACCCATCTCCCGCTTATGTTGCGTGAGGATTGGATTCGCTTCACCAACAAGCTTAAGCTTCCCAAACAAAAACGCGAGGCCCTGCTTGAAGTCATAAAGGAAATATTGACAGCCAATGGCATCAACCCGTAAACGCGGCAAGCTTTCCAAAGCAGAGATGGCCTATATCGAACAGAATTGTTTTAATGATTCCCTGGAAGATATAGCCGAAACTTTAAACCGCACGGTTGCCCCGATCAAAAAATACATCGACAAACAAAATCTCAAGGCCCGCGACCTTACGGATGATGAACATCTCCTTTCTACTTTACGAACACGCTACTACTTCAAAGAGCTACAGAAGCAATTTGAAGATCATGAGATTATCTTTTTTGAGCATATGTGGGTAGACTATTTCAAACAGTTCAATGAGGATGTGGTATTCACCGAAGAGATGCAAATCATGGAGGTAGCACGTACCGAGATTCTTATCAATCGATCAATGGAGGATCGCCGTCAAATCATTGATAGTATATCTCAGCTTGAAGTCCTGATTGACGATGAGATGAAGAAACCCCTAGATCAGCAGGATATGCAAGCTATAGCAATTTTTCAAACTCAACTCGGGGCCATGATCGGTAGCAAGGGCTCCTATATTGGAGAGCACGAAAAACTTCTGACTAAAAAGGAACGGCTACTTAAAGATCTCAAGGGTACTCGCGAGCAACGTAAGAGAATCGCAGAGGACGCCAATACTAATTTCTTAATTTGGTTGCGGCAACTAGATGATAAAGATGCTAAAGAACACGAAGGCTTCGATTTAGAAGTCCAGCGTGTAGCGGCAGATAAGGCCCGTGACAGACTATCGGAATATCATGAATACGAGGACGGGATAGTAGACCAACCCCTATTAAATGTGGATACAATAAAACATGAAGAACAAAACATTCGAGATATACCCAAGAATGCCCCTGGAGAAGAAGCGGGAAATTCTCAAGATCCCACCGGAGGTTGATCGTCTAGTACGAGATCAGGTCGCCAGCTTTCGCGGCTTAGCTCCTTATTATGTTGAAGAGAACTATATCTTCGGACCCTCCGAACTACTAGTCCGCTTCCAGGGCTCTAAGATGGCCAACCTTAAGAACCAGGAAGCCTTTGACCGCAGCTTTTTAGTCAGGACACGCTGTCAAGCCATAGCTCTGGTTCTAAATAAGATGTATCCTGAATATGAAGAGATCATGAGTGATCTGGATTTAATTATCCCATTTTCATTTTCTGACCAAGCTACGTCCCCGAGACAATCTATCCCTTCTCTGACGTTCTGTAAGGAGCCAGGATCTAACAATATCTTGATTCCGTCAATCAACAACTTAGTTGGCTTTGCCGAATTCGAACATGTTGGTATGTATGATGTTCCTCTACTTCACAAATCAGATAAGATGTGTTTCGCGGGATCTTTAACCAATATCCACTGGAATGGCAAGGGCATCAAACACAATCAGCGATTACAGATTGCAGATATGGCCAGTACAAGGGAAAATCTATTTGCTAGAATAGTGCCCCCTAAAGAATATGATGATGACGACTTTAAGAAGGTTTATGACGAAGTTACTACTGTTTTTCCTAGTCTTGCTGATTCGGACTCCTTTCGAGAGAAGCCCGAGAGAGTATCGATGGAGGATCAACTTAAGAACTATCGTTTCCATCTTTGTATAGATGGACATGTTTGTGCTTGGGCCAGACTACCATGGCATCTATTGGCAAATGTAGTACCTATCAAAATACGCAACCCCGATTTCGATTTTATGGAGTGGTATTATCCGCTGTTAAACAAGTCGCGTCATTTTCTTGAAGTCGATATGGATCAGATTGATGAGGTTTACGAATGGTTGAAAAATGATGTTGAGGCCCAATTAGACATCTCTCGTGCAGGACGGGAGTTTGTGGAAACATACATTAGTACGGATCTTGGGCAAAGAATATTTTTATGGACTTTACTATTAATGAGTGAGAAACAGCAACTATTCTTAAAAGAACTTGAATAGTTCTATAGGAGGGTAAAGGTGTCTAAGCGTAAGCGTGGTTTAATCACAGGAATTACGGGCCAAGATGGTTCTTATTTAGCTGAACTTTTACTGGAAATGGATTACGAAGTCGTTGGATTAGTACGTCGAACAAGTGTTTGTAATTTGCAGAGACTAGAGCATTTGATCAGTAATCCTCGGGTCACATTGGTGGAAGGGGAAGTATGTGACGTACTTTCGGTGTACTCAGTAGTGGAGAATTCACATGTTGATGAGATTTACAACCTTGCTGCACAATCTCATGTGAAAACATCTTTCGATCAGCCATCGTATACATTCGACGTAAATGCAAAGGGGCCACTTAATTTTCTTGAGGCCATTAAGAAGTATAGTCCTACGACTCGTTTCTATCAGGCTTCCACTAGCGAATTATTTGGCAAGAATACTTCAGGACGAGTAGACTCATTTGATGGCAAATACCAAGACGAGAACACTCCCTTTGCTCCGCAATCACCATATGCGTGTGCGAAACTAGCTGCTCACGACTTAGTGCGAATCTATCGTGAAGGCTATGGGCTACATGCGTCATGTGGAATACTTTTTAATCACGAAAGCGAAAGACGTGGAGAGAAGTTTGTAACGCGGAAAATTACCAAGTGGATAGCTGATTTCTATCGTTGGAAACAAGAACATCAAGTTGAAAAGATTGAGTTTTCGGATGATACTATTCAGCAGGCTGGTTATGAAGGATCTACATTTCCAAAACTCCGCTTAGGTAATCTAGATGCGTTTCGTGATTGGGGACATGCCGAGGACTATGTGCGTGCTATGTGGATGATGCTTCAACGGGATATCCCTGATGATTATGTTATCGCCACAGGCAAGACTTGTTCCGTCCGTGACTTTTTAACAGAGGCATTCAATGAGATTGACATCCAAGACTTTGAACCGTATATTGTTATTGACCCGAACTTTTATCGCCCCGCAGAAGTTGAATACTTGTGTGGAAATCCGGCCAAGGCTAATCATGTCTTAGGTTGGAAGGCAGAGATTTCGTTCGAGCAACTAGTACAACGTATGGTTCGGAGTGATATCAATGGGTCGAAGACGCAAGAGAAAACCAAGCAAGGCCAAAAAGGGATATAGAAATAGAAGTAGGAGTCGATGTTATAATGATCCTGTTTACGCACAATGGAGGGACAGCGTTAGAGAAAGGGACGGTCGCTGTTGTCAGTGGCCCGGCTGTGGCTCACGCCGCAAAATACAAGTTCACCATATTAAGAGGTGGTCTAAGTACCCCGGTTTGAGGTTTGTTGTGGCTAACGGAATCACATTATGTGAACGTTGCCATACCGCAATCAAGGGCAAGGAGGTGCTTTACGAAGCGTTTTTTATGAAAATATTAGAGTATCAAATGATCAAGAAACTTAAAGGAGACCTGTAGGATGAAACATTTTACAACTACAACGGGGTTGGTGCTAGCTGTTTTTATGTTGGCTTCTACCTTAGTGTATGGCGAAACAGACATTGCACAACACCTGCAAGACGTTAGCGTGACGATCAAGGCATCTGGAGAATTTGGTGGAGGTTCCGAAGGATCGGGCGTACTCATTACCAGAGAAGTCAAATTGACTAATGATGGCCTGGAAGCCGTAACCATCAATTTTGTTTGGACAGCGGCTCACGTTGTAGATGGTTTGCGTTCGACTCGTATGATTATTGGTGCGAATGGGCAGAAGCGAACCGTTGTTGAATTTCGAGATGCTCAAATCGTTAAAGAGCTAGTCGAGGAGGGACGTACTGTCGGTGAGTTTAAGATGCACGCCAAGGTAATCCTTTATAGCGATTCCGAAGAAGGACATGATCTAGCATTGCTTATGGTACGTAAGCGTAGCTTCGTATCTGCTAATGCCGAATTCCAGCTGGGTGAGACTCCAGTAGCGATTGGAACTCGACTGGTCCACGTTGGTTCGCTGCTAGGACAAGCCGGTGCTAACTCCATGACTGACGGTATTATGTCACAGATCGGTCGCGTTCTGCAGTTAGGTTCTGGTGATGGAACTATCTTTGATCAGACCACGGTTAATGCTTTCCCTGGTTCTTCTGGTGGTGGGGTATTCCTCACTAATGGCAAGTACGTTGGCATGCTAGTACGCGGTGCAGGTGAAACCTTCAACTTGGTCGTACCGGTTCGTCGTATGCAAGAGTGGGCGAAAGAACGAGATATCGCATGGGCATTAGATGCTAAGGCGGCTGTCCCTTGTCTAGCTGATCTCTATAAACTTAAGATTGAAGATGAAGAGTTGGGAAAGAACAATGATCGATCTGATGATTCCAAAAAGTTCGACTTTGCTATCTATGAGCAGGAGTAATCATAATTATGTGGATAATAGCTCTACTCTTAATGGGAGATGTAGGACAGGAATATTCCAATAAAGTCTACGACCGCGTAGACCTAATCATACTTAACCACGTATATGCTCAGACATCTAACGGCCTTATGCGATTAGAACTCGATCAAGTTATATATTTAGACTTTGTCGAAGCAGAGGGCGAATATATAGTTGTCGACTGGAGGAACTGTAAGTCTGGTCGTAAGAAATATACGGCCAAAGCTCGTCGAGTAGCGATAAACAAAATGAAGAAGGATGTGTGGGACGAGTGGAAATTGGTAGCAGGAGATAATAATTTTATACCAGAATGGTATGGGAATAATCAGGTTCCTAGATTTAATCCCATAACAAATAGGTATGAGACAGTATTTAATGATGCGACAAATAAATGTATTCGTCACATTTCTTCTACTACCTTTCAAGAGATCTCTACTGACTATGATCTTGAACGTCACAACCTCACTATATATCCTTTAGACACGAGGAGAAAACTTGGACAATCAGTTCACAAACGGTCCTGGATTCCCCTCATGTATTAGAACATCCGAGAATGAGCAATAACAAATTCACTATTATTAGAGACACACGAGAGAAACGGGCACATGGATGGACGTATGAGGAGAACGCCCAATGTGCAGGTACTCTTGTGGAAACCTTAAGAACTGGAGACTACAGTGTCCAGGGGCTAGAGGACTTTGTATGTATTGAGAGAAAAGAAACAATACAGGAATTTGCACGGAACTGCGTAGAAAAACGATGGGGTGACTGCATGAAACGTATGTCTCAGGTGCGGCATTCCTATCTCATATTAGAGTTTGATTGGACGGATATAGATAGATATCCTTATTCGGCCAAGGTTCCCCGATCCGTGACGAAGAAAATGTGCTGGGCAAATGGCAAGCCTAAAATAGCTGTAAAATATATCTGGAAAGTTATAGAGTCAGCACGTACGGATTATGGCATTCACGTTATAGCTTGCAGCGATAAGATTAAAGCTGAGAAGTTAGCGTATAGAATAATGAAGAAGGCCAATGAAATATACCTACGACGTTGAGAGCTATGAGCACGCTTATCTGAGAATATCGAATGATGATTTAAAAGCTGCTAATATTAGCAACCCATTTGAAGATATGACTGATTGGCAAAAGGACAATTTCCATCTACACGTATTAAGTATAATGCGTGATCCTAGATATATGCATTGGACTATCAAGCATCTACTCAATATAGACTTACTGCCACAGCAAGTAGTGATTTTACAGGAACTGTGGGTACGGTCTTTTCCTATGTACATAGCTTCACGCGGCTATGGCAAGTCATTTTTACTAGCTGTTTATGCTACATTGAGATGCCTTCTTGTACCAGAATCTAAGATAGTTATTGTTGGAGCGGCGTTTCGTCAATCCAAGGTTATCTTTGAGTACATGGATGTGATCTGGAAGAATGCTCCGCTGTTGCGTAGTCTCTGTAGCGAATCTAGCGGTCCTCGACGTGATGTTGACAGATGCACTCTAAGGATCAATGATAGTTGGACAATTGCAGTTCCGCTCGGAGATGGCTGCCTATCCTCTACATCTTACCTAACATACCAAGATACGATTGATACTATATCAGTAGAGCACGATACAGATCATCC